ACACCACTTACGATGGATAATAACTTTTTAGATTTTAGAAACTATGTCGGTCAAAAGTCTTGGGAATTTTTAGATTGGTGTGGTTTTGATATGCAACAATATACAACTATATTTAGTGAGTTATGGGTACAAGAGTTTGCTAAAAATGGTGGTGGTCATCATTCAGCTCATATTCATTGGAATCAACATGTATCAGGATTTTATTTTTTAAAAGCAAGTGATAAGACATCTTATCCAATATTTCATGAACCAAGAACAGGTGCACGAGCTACAAAATTAAAACTAAAAAATAATAATGGTATATTTCATGGAACTGAATTAATTAATTTTAAAGTAAAACCTGGAGCTTTAATTATTTTTCCAGGGTATTTAGAACATGAATTTGCAGTTGACTATGGTATAGAACCTTTTAGATTTATACATTGGAATATACAAGCTGTACCAAAAGAGATGGCTAAAGATGTCATTTAAAAAAAACAAATATACAATAATTAGACAAGCAATCTCAAAAGATTTAGCTACATTTGTTGCAAACTATTTTTCTATGCAAAAACAAGTTTATGATACATGTAGACAAGCAAGATACATTTCTCCGTTTGAAACTATATTAGGATTTTATGAAGGACTAGATGAACAGATTCCAAATACTTATTCTTGTTATTCTGATATTGCGATGGAAACTTTATTATTAAAGTGTCAACCAGTAATGGAAAAGACAACAGGATTAAAATTATATCCTGCATATACCTATGCAAGAATCTATAAAAAAGGTGATGAACTTAAAAGACACAAAGATAGATTTAGTTGTGAGATATCAACTACTATGAATCTAGGTGGTGATGCTTGGCCGATATATTTAGAACCATCTGGAGAGACAGGTAAAAAAGGAATCAAAGTAGATTTAAAACAAGGAGATATGCTAGTTTATTCAGGTTGTGAATTAGAACATTGGAGAAATAAATTTAAAGGTAATGAATGTGTACAAGTATTTCTTCATTACAACAATCGTAAAACACCTGGAGCTAAAAATAATATGTTTGATAAAAGACCTCATTTAGGACTACCTTCTTGGTTTAAAAGGTAGTATATTATAATGGAGGCAGTGGATACCACCACATACCACCCGCTGTCTCCTTTATAATATTAATGAAAAAATTTATAGAACTTTTATCTGAGCCTATTTTAGCTTCTCCTGATCAACAAAAAAAAGAAATATGGGATGTTGAAGGAAGACTTAAAAATGGAAACCAAACTTTTAAATTTGATATAAGACCATTAAAACAAGTTAATAATAAAGTAGAAAAAATTGGTTACTTTCAATCAAAATCCGATAAAATGGTTTTTGAAACTATTAATCAATGGATCATATTTGACACTGAAGAATTACATAAATATGTTAAATCAAAAGATAAAAAAGATTTTAACATAGATGAATTGCTAGATAATTTGTCTTGGAATTTGATAATCAATAAAGTAGAATAAAATTATGCTACAAAAACTTAATTTTAAACCCGGTTTTAATAAAATGGTTACGGATTCTGGAGGCGAGTCTCAATGGGTCGATGGCGATTTTGTTAGATTTAGATATGGCTTACCTGAAAAAATAGGGGGCTGGTCACAACTTACAAATTCAAACAATACCTTACCTGGTGTAGCAAGAGCACAACATGATTTTACCAGTATCGCCGGTGAAAAATATGTAGCGATCGGTACATCTCAAGGTTTATTTTTATATTATGAGGGTGAATTTTACGATATTACACCATTAGATGATGATGTAATTACAGGTGCAACTTTTGATGCAACAACGGGTTCTGCAACTGTTACGGTTAATAAAACTGCTCATGGATTACAAGATGGAAGATATATAACTTTTTCATCGGTTACTGTGCCAACTGGTTCAGGCTATGCAACATCTGATTTTACAGATAATACTTTTGAAGTTTTAAATAAAACTGATAATACTTTTGAAATTACCATGCCATCAAATTCAGCTGGTACAACATCTGGTACAGGTTCAGCACAAATAAATCCATATGAAATAATAGGTCCAACGTTTCAAACCGCAGGTTTAGGTTGGGGTACAGATACATGGGGCTCAAGCACGTGGGGCACTGCAAGTGCAACTAGTAACGTAATTTTAGATCCAGGTTTATGGTCATTGGATAACTTTGGTCAAATATTAATTGCAACTATTCATAATGGCAAAACATTTACATGGAATGCGGGAGTAGCAACTCCTAGAGCAAACAGAGCAACCGTTATGTCAGGTGCTCCTACTAAAACAATATTGACTCAAGTATCCGATAGGGATAGACATGTATTTCATTTTGGAACTGAAACAACTATTGGAAATAGCACAACTCAAGATCCAATGTTTATCCGATTTTCAAATCAAGAAGATTTTAATACCTATACCCCAACTGCAACTAACACTGCTGGAACTTTTAGACTCGATAAAGGAAACGAAATTGTTGGAGCGGTATCTGGTAAAGATTACACATTAGTACTAACGGATTCATCAGCTTATGTTATTCAGTTTGTGGGTCCACCTTTTACTTTTTCAGTTAGACAAGTAGGTACAAATTGCGGGTTAATTGGACAGAATGCATTAAGTTATTCTAATGGTGTCGTGTTTTGGATGTCCGGTGAAGGTGGATTTTTTATGTTTGATGGTACGGTTAAAGCTATCCCATGTTTAGTCGAAGATTTTGTGTTTACTACAACTGGAGATAATTTGGGATTAAATTATAATTCTAGTCAATTAGTATACTGTGAACATAATACTTTATATAATGAAATTAATTGGTTTTATCCTTCTTCAGGTTCAGGACAAATTAATAGATGTGTGACTTATAATTATGGAGAAAATGTTTGGACAACCAGTTCTTTAGCAAGAACTTCTTATATTGACCAAGGTGTATATGATTTACCTTATGCAACAGATTATAATAAAACAGCTACACCTAATTTTCCAATACAAGGTATAACAGCTAAATATGGTGCATCAACTTACTATGCTCATGAAACCGGAACCGATCAAGTCAATAGTTCTGGTACAACTTCTATTGATGCCTATATTCAATCAGGAGACTTTGATATATCTGCAAGACAAAGTGCATTAGGTCAAACAACTGGTCTAGCTGATTTAAGAGGTGATGGTGAGTTTATTATGTCTATGCGTAGATTTATACCTGATTTTAAAGTACTTACAGGTAATTCAAAAGTAACATTATTATTGAATAATTATCCAAGTGATACTGCTACAAGTTCACCTTTAGGTCCCTTTACAATTACATCAACTACTGATAAAGTGGACACTAGAGCAAGAGGCAGGCTTCTTGCAATCAAAATTGAAAACGACGCCGTAGGTGAAACTTGGCGTTATGGAACATTACGAGTAGATATAAAACCGGACGGTAGACGATAATGATAGAGAAAAGAATTAATTATAGATTTGGAAGTGAAGGATATCAAGGTGGTGCTACTAATCAAGGTGGCGCTGGAAAAGGAAGGGGTGTAGAACGTGGCGATGCTAGAGACAGAGCAATGGGTCTTCAAGGTAAAACTGGAATAGTAGATAAATCTTTAGGTACAGGACCATTAGGTGTGGACAGAAGTGCTGTAGGACAATTTTCACAGTTCGGTAGAAATGTAATGCAACAAAATCTAAGACCTTCTTTCGTAGACAGATTAAAAGGAATGGGTAGTAATATATTCGGTGGAATATTAGGATTACTAAATCCTGCTTTAGGATTTGCGTATAAAGGAATAGGTTCTTTAAAAAATTTAGGTCAATATAATACTTTAGCTGATTACTTTAGAGGTGAATTTGGACAAACTGAAGATGAAGAAGATCAAGTACAAACTTTTGATTTAGGTCCTTCAAGAAATCCAATGGCATCTTATATGCCAAGTACTCCCGCTGGAATTATGGGTGTTAATTTAGGAACACTTCCAATGCAAAGAGATTTAGTTAAAACAGGTAGACTTCAAGAATTTCAAAATGTTCCAAGCGCTGCTCCAGAAGATTATGATTTTACTGGATTTGAAGATGCCATGGCATTTAATCCAGGATCTATAAAAGACAGAGCATTGAAACAACAATTTAATATTTATAATGCTACAGGAATTGTTACTCCAAACATGCAAAAATTAATGCAGGAAGATATTGAACAAAATCAGAAAAAAGGAACGCCTCTTTCTTTACCAGCAGAGGCTTATAGTTTAATAGGATAATGGCTAAAATAACTTCATACATACCAGAACCGAAACAAGAATATGATGTCGAAAATCAAAGACAGATTTTAGAATCTTTATCTACATTAAAAGACCAACTTAATTTTTCATTTCAAGATGATTTAAGAAAAGAATTAGAAAGATTTACTTGGTATAACGCGAGGTACTAATGTCTGCATGTAATAATGTAAACGTTGAACCAACTGTAATTGGTGGTGGCGATGGATCCACGGCCTATGATGCATTTGGAAGATTAAGAGTATCTAATCCATTTACTATTTTTGATAGTTCAAATGTAATGTCAAAGAACAATCTCTTTGATGAAGACTTAACGGGATCAGGAACAGTTACT